CAGGCAGGCTGAAGACAGCCATCCGGGCACCAAAGGGTTACGTGTTAATAGATGCAGACTCCTCCCAGATCGAGGCTCGCACCGTGGCATGGTTGGCGGGGCAGACCGATTTAGTGGATGCGTTTGAGAAAGGCGAAGATGTATACAAGATTATGGCATCGGCTATCTATGCAAAGAACGCTGACGCAATTACAAAGGAAGAGCGGTTTGTCGGAAAGACAACAATCCTTGGTGCTGGATATGGCATGGGGGCTATTAAATTCCGCGACCAACTTAAAGTATTCGGAGTCGAGATCGACGAAACGGAATCACAGCACATCATCAACATCTATCGACAAACTTATAAAAACATCCCCACGCTATGGAAGCAGGGGCAAAATGCGCTTGATGCGATTATGGCAAATCGGGATGTGGCGTTGGGCGAATACCCCGATGCTCTTAGTGTCCAAGGAGATAAAGGAATACGACTTCCTTCCGGGCTGTATATACGATATTCCGAACTCGCAAAAGATCCCGATGGCAATTACTCCTATAAAACCCGAATGGGGCGCACCAAAATCTATGGTGGGAAAGTTATCGAAAACGTATGCCAAGCCGTTGCGCGGTGCATCATAGCCGAGCAGATGACCCGTATTGCCAAGAGGTACAAGGTTGTATTGACGGTACACGATGCGATAGCATGCCTGGCGCCCACGGGTGAACGTGACAACGCTGTAAAATATGTTGAGGAATGTATGCGGTGGCGTCCTGACTGGGCTAGGGATTTACCCTTAAATTGTGAAGTTGGAAGCGGAGAGAGTTATGGTGAGTGTTGATAAGGCCGTGGACTATGCGGCATACGAGTTGCAGGTAAAACACCTTCTGAAAGAGGTGCATAACTTGTTGTTGAAAGGCGACTGGAAGGGTGCGGCTTCCACAATTGACATGACCATAGTAGAGTTGCGGCTGATGCGAACTGCGGTCAAAAGCCAAATTAAAAATGCCTAACTACACATGGTCTTATTCCTCACTTGGTCTGTTCCAACAATGTCCTAAGAAGTATTACCACCTCCGAGTAGCCAAAGACTACAAAGAGCCGGAGACCGATGCCTTGCTGTACGGCAAGCGTCTGCACGAGGCGGCTGAGTTATACATAGGTAAGGGCACCCCCCTACCGCCTCAGTTTGGCTTCATCAAGAACATGCTGGATCTACTAAAGACATTAGGTGAAGGTGGGGAGTTTCTGTGCGAATACCGCATGGCCCTGACCCGGGACTTGAAACCCTGCGACTTCTTTGCCAAGGATGTGTGGTGGCGGGGTGTGGCTGATCTAGTAATCATAAAAGATGACAAGGCGTATCTTGTGGACTACAAGACGGGTAAATCATCCCGGTATGCCGATACCAAGCAGTTGGAGATACTGGCCTTGGCGTTGTTTAAGCACCGCCCTGACCTGAAACTTGTTAAGGGTGGCCTGCTCTTTTTGGTGGCAAACGACTTTGTGAAGGTGGATTATGAGGGTAGCCAACAGGCAGAGCCGTGGGTAAAATGGCTAAATGAGACCAAGCAGTTGGAGGCCGCATACGAGAACGAGGTATGGAACCCCAAGCCGAATTTCTCCTGCAGGCAGTATTGCATAGTGACCGACTGCATACATAACGGAAAGAATCATTAATGCCGTATACGAAGTCACCACGCCCGTACAAGCATGAGTATGAGATGCAATTAAAACGGGATGAACACAGCGACAGGATGGAGCGTCAGCGTGCTCGACGTGCACTGGATAAAAAAGGTGTGAGTCGCGCTGGTAAAGATGTCAGCCATAAGGTTGCACTGAGCAAGGGTGGTACGAACAAGGACGGGTACGTACTGGAATCCCCTAGTAAAAATCGTTCGCGCAATTACAAGAAAAAGAAGTAAACTAGGTTTTACAGTAGTAAAGTTTTTCGGGCTGAAAGTGAAAACATCACTTTCGGCCTATCGGCGTCTTGTTGGAGAGTGAATTGCAAATACTAGAAAATAAAGCATTGTTGTTGAAAGTAAAAGAACCAAACCGTATCACTACGGTTATCCCCAAAAGCAAAGTGCTTGATACGGGCGAAGTGCTTGTGAAGTGGGGGCTTGAAGAAGCACAGGTGCTAAAGAACTTACGCATCCGAAACGTACCATCACCCATCATCGCTCACTACGATTGGCCCGGACTCTACAGACCGTTTGCTCATCAGAAAACTACCGCAGAATTTTTAACACTACATCGCCGTGCGTTCTGCTTTAACGAGCAAGGCACAGGTAAAACAGGCAGTGTGATTTGGGCGGCTGATTACTTGATGAAGTTAGGCATCATCAAACGAGTGCTGGTGCTCTGCCCGTTGTCAATCATGGAGTCTGCATGGGTAAATGATTTGTTTAGATTTGCCATGCACCGCACGGTTCAGGTTGCTCATTCGTACTCACGTGATAAACGAATCAAAGCAGTTAAGTCAGATGCAGAGTTTGTGATTTGTAATTTTGACGGGCTTGAGATTGTCAAAGATGCAGTCAACGAAAGCGGATTTGATCTCATCGTAGTTGATGAAGCAAACGCGTACAAAACGGTAACTACAAAACGCTGGAAAACTTTAGCCTCAATCATCAAGCCGAGCACGTGGGTATGGATGATGACTGGAACTCCGGCGGCTCAGGCACCTACCGATGCGTATGGACTTGCAAGGATTGTCAACCCCGGGTCAGTACCTAGATTCTTTGGGTCGTTTAAAGATCAGGTCATGCAGAAGATTACCCAATTTAAATGGGTGCCTCGGCCCCGGGCAGAAGAGATAGTGCATCAGGTGCTACAACCTGCCATCCGGTTTACCAAAGAAGAGTGCCTTGATTTGCCGGACATGACATACGTCACCCGACAGGTTCCCTTGACCGCGCAGCAGCAGAAGTATTACGAGACCATCCGTAAACATATGGTAGCAACCGCCGCTGGCGAAGATATTACGACGGTGAACGCAGCAGCAAACCTTAATAAGTTACTGCAACTATCTTGTGGCGCTGTGTATTCCGATAGTGGAGAGGTCGTAGCCTTTGACGCTTCCAACCGGATAGCCGCGCTAAAAGAGGTCATTGACGAGGCATCGCACAAAGTTATTGTGTTTGTCCCGTACAGGCATGCAATACAGATTGTGTACGAAGAATTAATTAAGGACGGATACACCGCAGAGATTATTAGTGGTGCTGTGTCTGTTAATGCACGTACGGACATCTTCAATAGGTTTCAAACAGAGAAAGATCCGAAGGTTCTCATCATCCAACCACAGGCGGCATCTCATGGAGTTACTTTGCACGCCGCAAACGTAGTTGTGTATTGGTCTCCGGTGATGTCTGTAGAAACTTATTTACAGGCGAATGCTCGTGTGCATCGAGCGGGCCAACGTAATCCATGCACCGTGGTACACCTCCAAGGCTCACATGTTGAGAAGCGGATGTATTCGATGCTTGAAGCGAAAGTTGATATTCATACAAGAGTTGTTGATCTCTACAAAAATTTGCTTGAAGATGCTTGACAGAGTAAAATCGTTTTATTAGTATTATCAAACATAACAATACGGAGAGTGAAAATGAGCGAAGTCTCTGCTGATAGGCTTGTTAAAGCCTACATAAAAATCCGTGATAAGCGGAAACAAATTGCTGATGAGTTTGAAAAGCAAGATAAAGAATTAGAAGAAACTCAAGACCGTATCTCGGAGGAGATTCTTACCATCTGTAAATCAATGGGTGCTGATGGGTTCAAGACTGAATTTGGCACGGTGACTCGCCGTGTAGCAAAAAGGTTTTGGACTAATGATTGGCACTCGTTTCACAAGTTTCTATTGGAACATCAGATGCCGGAGTTATTGGAGAAGCGTATTGCGCAGACCAATATGGCTACGTTCCTTGAAGAAAACCCCGATTTGCTACCACCGGGGCTAAATGTGGATAGCAAATACACCATCTCAATCAGGAGAAAAACATGAGTGAGGATCAAGAAATTAGTTTACGACTGGAGGCGATGCGTATGGCTGTAGAGTTTTATAAAAAAAGTAATGCTGATACTCATGATTTGATAGGTATGGCTTTAATTGTTTATCAATTTTTAAAAGGGGAAATTCCAAATGAGTGAACTTGCAGTATTAAATCAAAACCTACCTGCGCACCTGCGTAGTCTTGACGGTATTGATGAGACCACTAAAGCCCTTATGGGTGGCGGTGGTGGGTCTAAACGCATCTCCATCGAAGGTGGTGTGTGGCGCATGATGGTCAACGGTAAAGAGGTTGCCCGTAACGAAGAGCGGGTGATGAATGTAGTCATCGTTGCCGCCGCGCCAAAAGTATCTCGTACATACTATGCAGGCGTATACAAGAAGGGTGTTGCTTCTGCCCCGGATTGCTGGTCTGCCGATGGTGAAGTGCCGGATGCCAAGGCTAAAAACCCACAATCAAAGGCTTGTAAAGACTGCCCCCAAAATATCAAAGGGTCGGTGAAGGCGAACCCGGGAAGTGGCCCCTGCAAACGTACGCCAAGATGATTGGTAGTAAAGGCGTGCCCATCACTTCAGTTGTCACCGAGATGCGCTTTGACACTAACAGCGCAACACCCAAACTGACTTTCAAGCCAGCAAGGTTCCTAGAAACCGACGAATTTAATACGGCTTTGGGTAAGGGAAAAACCGGAGATGCAATTAAGGCAATCACCATGACGGTTGCTCAGGTTGATGGTGTAGACTCAGAAGTTCCCGCTCAGGAAACTGAAAAAGCCGAAGCATCTAAAGTCGAAGCAGAAGCCGTTGAAGAACCTACCAAACGTGCAAGCAAGAAGGACGAAGCCCCTGCACCTAAGAAGGATCTCACCAAGATTCTTGAAGAATGGGATGACCAATAAGGGGGCATCATGTCACGCGGTTACACAACCAAATTCATCGCGGCTGTCAACGCTGCAGATCAATCCAAGTTAGGTGTACGGCTTGCACAACTCTGCATTGACAATGACATCCCGGTGAAAGATGTGTCTGAGTTCCTCAAAGTTACACGCATGACGGTGTATCACTGGTTCAAAGGTGAGACAAACGTGCTTGGTCAGCATAAAGAGATAGTAGAAAAATTAAT